TTCCGTCAGCCTAAATCCGAAATATGGGCGCTATGGAACCCGCGCGATGAATCCAGCCCGGTTGACAAGCGGTTCCGGCAAAACCCGCCCGCGTCCGCAATCGTGGCAGAGGTCAACTGGTCCGATAATCCTTTCTTTCCTGCGGGCTTGGAAAAGCTGCGCCGTTTGCAGCAAGAGCGATTGGATCCCGGCACATATGCGCACGTTTGGGATGGCTCTTATCTGCAAAACAGCAACGCGCAGGTGTTTCACGGCAAGACGCATGTGCAGGAGTTCAATCCCGGCCCCGGATGGGATGGCCCATATTTCGGCGGCGACTTTGGCTATTCGCAAGACCCGACTGCGGCTGTGGAGGTCTGGCTATTTGGCCCGGATATCTGGATCCGGCGCGAGAAATTCGGCAAAGGCTTGGAATATGACGACACGCCATCCGCAGTCAAATCAGCGATCCCCGGCTTTGAGCGTCAACTGAGCCGATGGGACAGTGCCAGCCCTGCCGCGATCAGCCACCTAAAGCGGCACGGCCTGCCCCTAGCTGCATCTGTGCGCAAGTGGCCTGGTAGCATCGAGGACGGCATTGCATATCTGCGCAGCTTCGTCCGTATTGTAATTCATCCCGATTGTGTTAACATGCAGCAAGAAGCGCGGCTTTACAGCTATAAGGTGAACGATGCGGGCGACGTTGGCACGAAAATCATTGACGCGCATAACCATGGATGGGATGCTGTGCGATATGCAGTTGAGCCGTTGATATCCGCCATGAAAAAACCCACATCCGTCACACAAACGCTGCAAGGATATTATTGAATGGCATCGGTCGGCACATACCACCCGGCTATGACTGCCGTTCGTTTTGCCGAGTGGAAGCGGATGCGCGACTGTATGGACGGCGAAGCGCAGGTTAAATCAACGGGTGAGTTATACCTGGCAATGCCTGGCGGCTTCAAGGCACAAGCTGACGCCGGACTTGGAATGTATCAAGCCTATAAGGGGCGCGCACAGTTTCCCGCAATTCTAGCCCCCTCCATTTCAGCCATGATAGGCATCATCCACGGGCGCGAAATCAAGATCGAGATGCCTGACGCGATGATGTTCCTATGGGAAAACGCGGACGGTGTGGGTTTACCCCTTGAGGCGTTCCATCGGCGTATTACGCGCGAAATGCTGGTCATTGGCGGGTTTGCCGTTCTGGCCGACGCGCCCGAGGGGGGAGGCGATCCCTATCTGGTCGGATTCCCGCGCGATTTGCTGATCAACTGGGATCATAACTTTTGGGTTTTGGACGAAAGCCGCGATGTGCGGGACGGGTTTGCGTGGCAGCAAATGGAGCGATACCGCCTGCTGACTGTTGACAATGGCCTTTACACGCCATTTGTATTCTCTGGTGATTTGGAGGCGGGCGAACCTGTTGTTGTGCGTGGCCGGGGTGGATCGCCCCTTGAACGCATCCCGTTTGCGGTCGGCAATGCAGTTGACCTATCGCCCCGCGTTGAGGCTCCGCCCCTGATCGGTGTCGCAAACGCGGCGATTGCTATTTATCAACTATCGGCAGACTACCGGCATCAACTTTATATGTCCGGGCAGGAAACGCTTTTGGCTGTCAACGGTGAAGCGCCAACAACGGTAGGCGCCGGGGTTGTTCACAAGATGACGGGCGGCGAAGGCCAGATGCCTGATCTGCGCTATGTGTCGCCGTCGTGCATCGGGATCGATGCGCACAAGCTGGCAATGATGGACCAGCGCGAGGCCGCTGTTATGGCTGGCGCACGGCTGCTGGAACAATCCGCAGGAGTGCAGGAAAGTGGCGAGGCGCGCAAACTGCGGTTTGCATCCGAGACCGCCACCCTCACAAGCATTGCACAATCGTCGTGCATGTTGCTGGAAAAGAGCCTGCGCAATGTCGCAATGATTATGGGCTTGCCAGAGGAACAAGTCATCGTGACGCCGCCAGAGGACTTGCTCGACCAAACCATGTCAGCTACTGATTTTGCCAAGCTGTTTGACGTCTATGACAAAGGCGGCATGTCTTGGGAGAGTTACCACGCGGCTGGACGGCGCGGCGGATTGTTTTCTGCTGAGGTTGAAGCCGAAGAAGAATACGCAAGGATTGATAATCCGGGCGATCTGGGCAATAATGCCCCATAACGCCGATGGCAAAGGAGACGGGCGATGCCCCTGAAGACTGTTCTGGAATCCCTTGAAGGCGTCGATGACGCGATCCAATCGTTTTACACCGAAACCGATGGCAAGTTTATTTTGCAGATCGAAGGTGTGGATGACCACCCCGACGTTGCCACTTTGCGCAATGCCTATGCTCGTTCCAAAGCGGACAAGGACACGGCAAAGGGCGAAGCGGCAAAACTGAAAGCCGACATTGCCGTGTTGCAAAAAGGCGCACCCGACACAGCCGCCGCGCAGGCCAAGATGACTGCGCTGGAGGAACAGCTTGCAGCGGCAACAGCCAAAGCGGGCGAGTGGGAGGGGAAATACACGGGGGTGACACGGGATCAATCGCTAAAGTCTGCGCTGCAAAGTGCGGGCGTGACTGAACCGGCGTTTCTTGATGCGGTGACCGCCAAGCTGGCCCCAATGGTCAAGCTAGGTGAAGATGGCACCGCATACGTTGATACCGGTATGGGTCCGAAGGTTCTGGGCGATTTCGTCAAGGGCTGGGCAAACAGCGAAGGCAAGGCGTTCGTCTCAAAGCCGCAAGGTGGAGGGTCGCAGGCCGGAACAGTTACGACAAAAGGCGGAAACCCGCTACTCGAAAAGGTTCCCGCACTCGCGGACCTTCCTGAAAAATAGCCATGAAAGGATAATCTAATGGCTCTTTCAAATATGCAGGTTTTTGACGAATACGTCATGCCTGCCACCATCGTTTCTTTGGCTCAACAGATTGAGGCATTTAACGGTGCTTCTGCCGGGGCCATTACGCTTTCCACCGAAGGCATGACCGGCGACTTCATGCGCGACAGCTTCTTTGCATCGCTTGCCGCCGCACGGCGTCGGGTTGATCGTTACGCTGTAAACGGCGATGCCACCGCGACACAGCTTGCCGAGTTGAAGCGCAGCAAGGTGAAAATTGCAGGCGGGTTCGGCCCGGTTGTCTTTGAGCCTTCGCAGTTGACCTGGTTGCAGCGTCCGACGCAACAGGGCATTGCTGCCGCGTCTGTGTCGTTTGCAGAATTGCTTGTTCAGGACCAGTTGAACAGCGCGATTGCAGCACTTGTGGCGGCTATTGAAAACACCACCGCAGTTGTGAACGATGTGTCGGCAGGTTCCAGCGGCGCGGGTGCGATGTCATATGCAGCGATCAACGGTGCGCACGCTAAATTCGGCGATGCGTCGGGCCAGATTGTTGCAAACGTGATGTCAGGCACCGTTGCTCACAAGCTGATCGGCGATAACCTTGCTAACGGCACGCGCCTGTTTACGGCTGGCAATGTCAACATCATCGACATTCTGGGCAAGGCCGTCATTATCACTGATGCGCCCGCGCTGTTTCAGGCAGGCACGCCCGACAAGTCCAAGGTTCTGGGCCTTGTTCGTGGCGCGGCTGAGGTTGAGGGCGCTTCTGATGTTGTGTCCAATATCGAAACAACTAACGGCAAGCTGCGGATTGAGACTTCCATGCAGGTTGACTACACGTTCACGGTTGGCCTTAAGGGTTATTCGTGGGACGAGGCCAACGGTGGCAAGTCGCCAACTGACGCGGAAATCGCAACCGGGTCCAACTGGGACAAGGTAGCCCAGTTCGACAAGCTGACTGCTGGCGTGATGGCAATTGCCGACGCCGCACAGTGAATTTAGAAGCGGGGCGGCATGTTCGCCCCGTCACTAAATCCACAGGAGGCAATCGCAATGAATGTGATCTATGAACCACACCCCGTTACGCCCGAACGAAAAGCCGAATTGCGGGCCGGTGGATACAAGATCATCGACGCGCGGTTTGCGCCTGATGATGCTGGCGAAATCACGCGCGAAAGCATTGCCAAGATGAAGCGCGCTGATGTGGTGGAATTGCTAGAGGCACATGGCCTGACCGAGGCTGACTGTGAAGGCACAAAGCTGCCAGAATTGCGCGATATGCTTATCAGCGCCATGTTTGTGGATATGTAAACAATGGCCGTAACAATCGAAACAGGCGCGGGCGTAGTGGGTGCAGACAGCTATATTACGGCTGCGGAGTTCACGACGCTGGAATCCGCGCTGTTTACATTGGCGGTTACGGGCACTGACGCGGCCAAGGAAGTCGGCTTGCGCAGGGCGTGGGTTTACCTTCGCGCTCTGGATTGGAACGCCTCCACATTCCCGCTTTTCCTTGGCACCATTCCAGACGTGGTTAAACAGGCGCAAATGGTTTTGGCGCGCGCTGAAATTACGTCCGAGGGCACGCTGTCGCCTGACGTGACATTGAGCGGCAAGAAGGTTCTGACAGCCGTTGGAGACTTAAGCTGGACGCTGCAATCAGCCCCCAACACGGTTGAGGCATCCCGTCCGGTCATCAGTATGGCAATGGACCTGTTGCGCCCGTATCTTACCTCTGGCAGCACGACATTTCTGGAGCGCGCATAATGGCTGGTGCAGCCATTGCCGCAGAAGTCGCGCTGGCCTATGCTGAGGCGGGGCGTGACGCGGGCGACGGGCTTGGGGCAGTGTCTGTCACGATCAGTCGGCCCGGCACCCCCACGGGGCCGGAATGGGCGCCCACGCCCGGCGCACCGGTGGTTCACACGTTTGTTGCCAAGCCGTCCGCCAAGGCTTACACGCAGCGGACCGGCTTGGCACTTGGCGCGGGCGAGTTGGCATACTCACTGGTCAATCATGGCGTGACGATCACCCCTAGCACATCGGATGTGCTGACAATCTACGGCGTGAAATGGCCCGTGCAGGAGGTTATCCCGATGGACTCTGCTGGCTTTGTCATATCCTGGCTGGTTAAGGTGGCAAAATGACAACCCGCGACACACGCCGGGCCTTCTTAAAGCTGCTGGATGACACATGGCCCGGCGTCCAGTCGGAGTTTGTCGCGGCCATGAAGTCTGTCCAAAGCCAAGCGGACATGCGGGCACTTGAAGCTGCCATTGCGCGGGGTGATGTTGACGCCGCGTTTCGTGCATTGCGTTTCGACGCCGCCGATTTGTTCCGCACCGATACGGCAATCACTGCGGCACTCGCGGCTGGCGGGAATTACCAGATGGGCGCATTCCAACACGCCACACGCCGCGCGCCGATTGCCAACCGGATCGTGCAGTCATTCGGGGGCCGGAACGAGAGGGCAGAGCGGATCGCGCGGGATCTTGGATCGCGGCTGGTGACTGAGGTGGTAGACGACACACGCGTCCTGATTGCCCAGACAATCCGTGCCGGGCTGGAGGCTGGCGCGGGGCCGCTGCGCACCGCACTGGACATCGGCGGGCGCGTGGTCAACGGCAAGCGGCAAGGCGGTCTGGTGGGGCTGCACAGCACGCAGGCGGGGTATGTGCAATCCATGCGCGGGGAACTGACCGACCCCGACCGCATGGCAAACTACTTCACGCGCACGCGCCGCGACAAGCGTTTCGACGGGATCGTGCGCCGGGCTATGGCTGACGGCAAGCCTGTCGGGCAGGCGGACATTGACCGCATGGCCGGTCGCTATTCGGGTCGGCTGCTGGCGTTGCGCGGCGAAACAATCGCGCGCACTGAAACGCTCAAGGCGTTGAACGCCGGGCGGCAGGAAGCGCTGGACCAACTAATCGAAAACCCGAACAACGATGTGCGGGCTGAGGATGTCGTGAGGGCGTGGGATTCCACGGGCGACGGCAAAACCCGCGAGACGCACGCAGCGGCAGACGGACAGGCTGTTCCGCAAGGTGGGGCGTTTATTGTGGGCGGGTATCAAATGATGTATCCCGGCGACACGAGCCTCGGGGCTCCAGCAGGTGAAACCGTGAATTGCCGATGCTACGTTGATGTTCGTATTGATTTTTTCGCGAGGTTGACCTGATGGTAAAATACACTTTTGCTCAGCTTGATCAGTGGACGAAAAAGACGCAACGCAGGATTGACGCTGTGCTGAAGGACTCGGCGCAATCCGTGGTGGCCGTGGCGCAAGTTCCACGGGAAAAGGGCGGGCGGATGCCGGTTATCACAGGCAACTTGCGCAACAGCCTGCAATCGTCAGTGGCTGGCGGTGCGTCAGGGCAGGGTGAGGAATCCTACATCATGGTAGCGGCCACCATGAGGGGCGGCGACCTGGCAACCTTTACTTGGGGCAACAGCGAATTTCCATATGCGCGACCAGTCAACAATGGCCGCAATGGCCGTCCCGGCGCGCACTTTGTCGAGGGTGCCGTCGATCAATGGCCCGCGATTGTGCGGGCATCTATTGCAAAAGCAAAGGCACGGGTCGGATGAACCACAAGGAAATCAAAACAGCCCTGCGCACACGCTTGGCCGCCACACCGTCCGCGCCGCTTATCGTCTGGGGTGAAAATGCGCCCGGTGTTTATGACACCCCATCGCTGCAATACATCACGCCTGAGCCGCCCTATTGGCTGGCCTATTTTACCACAACCCCGCCCGAGCGTTTCGGATTGTCCAAGTCAAGCCTGATGACTGTTCGGCTGTTTGTGGCGGTCTTTGTGCAAGAAGGCACGTTCGAGGATGAGGCTGACGACCAGGCGCAGCGCATCATTGACCAATTCCCCATTGATCTGATACTATCCGCAGGAGACGGTCAAATTCAGGTGACAGATATGGGCGACCCACAGCCGGGCGCAATCGACGGCACATACTTTCGCAAGAATGTGTCGATCCGTTGCCGCGCAATCTTTCAAAGGACACCTTAAATATGGACAAGAAAACACACCGCGCAAAGGCTGGGCCGATCACAGGCGCGCGCATCGTTACAATGCCAACACCGACGGGCACAACGCCTGCAATGATTTACAATGGCGATGTGCCTGAGAAAGGCGTGGTCATGCAATTCGCAATGACCAACGGCGTCACTTATTCCGGCACCGTGGCGGACGCTACCGAAGCAGGTGGTGAAGTTCTGGTCGAGTTTACATCGGGTCTTGTCCCGGTCAAGAAGTAGGCATCCCGCCTATCCACCCATGAAAGGAAATCATCATGGCACTTACTGAAGGCATCGGCGGGTTTCTGTCCGTCTCGGCGGCCACCCCCGCAACATTCGACGCAGCCGGATACGTCGCGCTGACGTGGACCGAAGTGGGCGAAGCATCCGAAGTTCCGGAATTTGGCGGGGCCTATTCTCCGGTCACGTTCACGCCGCTCAAGAGTGGCATCGTGAACAAGTTTCACGGCGAACTGAACTACGGGTCAATCACTATCCCGCTTGGCTACGATTCTGCTGACGCTGGCCAGATCATTTTGCTTGCTGCGCTGGCGTCCAAGGATGAAATTAGCTTCCGCGAGACGCGCAGCGACGGCTCGATCCGTTATATCATGGGCAAAGTCATGTCGTTCCCGCGCGGCCAGTCGGTCGGGTCGGTCAACATGGCAAGCTGCAACATCGAGTTCACGCGCGCCGACCTGGAAGTCGCAGCACCGTAATCCTGCAACTCCGGCAGGCTAGGGGGGTGAGGCGTGGTTGACCGCATCCCCCGAATTTTAACCACAACCACAAGGACACAAACCATGGATATGAACAATCTAGACTTGGCTGCAGATGCTGAAAAGGGCGCAACGTTCAGCGTGCGCCACCCCGTAACCGATGAATTGTTGACAGGATCGGACGAAAAGCCGTTGACGATTCAGGTTCATGGTGTTGACAGCGCTACGTTCAAACGGGCGGTGCAGGACATCAACCAAGCGGCAAGCGGGCGCAAGAAAGTATCACCTGCAGAGCAAGAGCGGCAGACTGTGAACGCGCTTGCCCGCGCGACGATTGGCTGGTCAGACAATTGGGTTTGGGGTGGTGAGCCGTTCAAGTTCAGCCCTGAAAATTGCCGCAAACTCTATGCAGAGCGGGCATGGTTGCGCGCGCAAGTTGACGAGTTCATCGCGGATCGTGCCAATTTTTTCGCACAAGCCTAGATGCTCTTTGCCTCTGGGCGCGACAACACGCTTGGTTATCTGGACAACCGAAGGACATAAAGCAGACGCGTTGGAGTTTTTTGGAGCGTGCAAATGAAGAGCCTGAGTTTCCAGAATTGTTGTTCCGCCGCCATCTTGCGGAATGGCTGTTCGACGTGGGGCCGGTGATGCAAGGCGGGATGGGGCCGGCGGCCCTGTCCCATTTGGAAATTCAGGCATGGGCATCCAATGTAGGGCTCGAGTTTGAAGGCGACGAAGCGCAATGGCTGCAAAAAATGAGTGCAGTCTACACGGATGAATCGAGCAGGTCGAATGGCAAAAACACGCCGCAGCCGTTTAGGGAGTAATCCGCATGGATGACATGGCATATGTTGGCCTCGGGGTTGACAGCCGCCCCGTTCGGGAAGCCACTGGCGATCTGGACAAGTTTGCTAAGTCCGGCGACCGGGCGGGTGAATCTGCTGGTAAAGCTCAAGGCGCGTTTGCGGGTATGTCCGCCAAGATGGGTGCGGCAGCGGCAGCGGCAGCGTCATTGGTTGCTACATTTGCGGTTAGCGTCCGCACAATTTCCGAGTTTGAAACGAGCATTTCAAAACTTGGCGCAATTTCAGGCGCAACAACATCTCAACTTGAAGGGATGCGCGATGTTGCCAAGCAACTTGGCGCAACCACTGAATTCAGCGCGGGCCAAGCGGCTGACGGTCTGACGTTTCTGGCTCAGGCTGGATTTAGCGCTGCGGAAAGCATGGCCGCAATTCCCGCCGTGCTTGACCTAGCCACCGCGTCCGGTCTTGGCTTGGCTGCGGCAGCCGACACGGCGTCTAACATTATGTCAGGTTTCGGCATTGCGGCGGCTGAGGCTGCACGCGTGTCTGATGTGCTGGCGGCGGCGGCGTCCAGCTCGAACACAAACGTGTCACAGCTTGGCGGCGCTATGTCCACGGTTGCCCCTATTGCGGCGGCGCTTGGCATCAATCTGGAAGGCACGGCGGCATCAATCGGCATCTTGTCCGACGCAGGCATACAGGGCGAGAGGGCAGGCACGGCATTGCGTGGTGTTCTGGCGGCGCTGTCGGGTCCAACGAGCGAGGCAACCAGAGTCTTGAATGGATTGGGGATTGCGATCAGTGACGTAGACCCTGCGACAAACAGCCTATCAGACGTTCTTGTCAGGTTACAAGGTGCAGGCCTATCCACGGCAGACGCCATGACGATCTTTGGTCGCGAGGCGGCATCAGGAGCGCTTGTGCTGGTCAAGGGCGCGGATCAACTGCGGACATTTACTGACGAGTTGGGCAACGCAGAAGGCGCGGCGGCTGACATGGCTGATACCATGCGTGACAACCTGGGCGGCGACATCGCAACAATGCAATCAACTCTGTCTGGGCTGATACTCGCTTTAGGGGAGGCTGGTTTGACTGCGGTTATTCGCGGGGTTCTGCAGGCAATAACTGGACTGACGCGCGGTTTAACTGCCTTGGTTGACGGGTTTTCAAGGGCAAAAGAACTGGCGCTTGCGTTTTTTGGAATTTCGCAGGAAGCGAATAATCTTGAATCGGCAATGGATGCAACAGAACTGGCAATCGACAACTCCACAATCGCAATGGGGGACCAGATTACGCAATCCGCGCTTTTGGCAACACGTATAAGCAGCGGCAACGTTATGACTGTTGAAAGCGCACGGGTGAACCTTGAAAGCGCACGGGCGCGGCTTGAAGATGTCGCGGCTATGCAAAGCCAGAACGAGGCAATGGCGCGGCAGGAACTTGGGGCCGATAGCGTTTTGATCGACATCGCCAACGCTCAGTCTGCACTTACAGCCGCGCGAAACAGACTGACAGGCGAAGAAATCCAATACATGGATGAATTCGGTGAGGCATTTAATACCAATCAAGTGAGCCTTGTTCGTGATTTAGAGTCAGGCTTAATTGATCTTTTAAGCCAGCAAAAAAACATCAATGCTGCGCTTTCGGAAATGGACTTTCTTTCAGACGAGCAGGTGGCTGCGCAAGAACAATCTCAGGCAAACATTAAATCTATTGAGGCTGCTTTGGTGGACGCCGAAAATGGGATGATATCATTTAACGGTGAAGTTGTGAGCGGGGTTAGTTTATCTGACCGTCTTGCGGCATCTGCGGGCGACATCAATTTTTCCAGCGCTGTTGCGGGCGCTCAGGCACTTGCCGAAAGGTTAAGCATATCACTGCACGCGGCGATGCAAATGATGGGGCTATTGGGCGCGGCATCTCAGGCGGCTCAACCTGTTATCTTTGACCCTCGTGATCCACGATTTGACGCGGCAGCGGCAGAATCAGCCGCAAGAAGTGAGCGACTTACTAAAATTATGGCGGACCTAGCCGATGAATCAAGCAGAGTTGAAATAAATATTACAGGCGCATCAAGCGCGTTGGACGGTATTTCATCCGGCGGCGGTGCATCCGGTGCGATCAACAAAACAGCCGACGCCATGCGCGACCAAATCAGCGCCCTTGAGGACGCGGCCAACCCCCTGCGCGCTTACAATCGGGGCATGAAGGAACTTGACGAGCTTAAGTTGCAAGGCCTGTCGGACGGTGCATATGCGCTTGCGGTTGAAGAACTAGCCGACCAATTGCGCGACGCACAGGGCGCAACCGACCAATTCACGCAGACATTCATGGACGGCATGGGGCGCGCGATTGACTACACAGTTGGCGGCTTTAGCGACGGCTTTTCGGGCTTGCTGGACATCATCAAAAGCACGCTGTTGCAGGCGGTACAGTTTGCCATTGCCAATCCTATCAAGCTGGCGCTTGGCATCGGTGGGGTCGGCGCTGGCGTTGCGGGTGCCGTGGGTAGTGGCGGCATCCTTGGGGGTCTCACAGGGGCGGCAGGTGCGTTTGGGTCTGGGTTGTCAGTGGTGGGCAATGGATTGATGGCTGGTGGCCTTGGCGGTGCAGCACAGGCGGGCATTGGCGCAATCTCGGGCGGGTTGTCTATGGGCGGTCTGTCTGGCTTCGCAACGGCTGCAGGCGCGGCTTTGCCATTCGTTGCAGCAGCGGCGGCTGTGTTCTCATTCTTCAAATCCAAAACCAAAACCATCGACGAAGGAATCCGCGCAACGATCGACATGGAAGACGCGATGTTTGAATCGTTCAGGGAAATTGAAAAATCGCGTTTTTGGGGTTTGCGCAAAAGACGTTCTACTGTGTCCAGCGAAATATCCGGCGCAGACGGCGCACCATTGCAGGCGGCGGTTTTCGGCATCCGTGAAAGCGTGATCGGCGCAACTGAATCGCTTGGTGTTTCGAGCGACATATTTGACGACTTCACGCACAGTTTTTCATTGTCGCTTAAGGGTCTGGACGAGGCGGCGCGCGCGGCTGCAATTACAGAAGAATTCACGCGCATGGGCGACAGCTTAGCGAACCTTGTACCTCACATCACCAGCATGAACGAGCTGTTTGCGGTGGCGGCTAACCGCGTGGCCTTGACGGATCGTTTATTGCAGGCTCAGGGCAAGACCGAAGAACTAACGGCCCGCATCCGTGGCCGTGAAATGGACGCCACAAACG